TTTTTTCATGAAACATGTAAAGTGATAGAATGTGGCACCTCGCATCATTTCCTCGTGAAGACTATTGTTATTTACGATTCGCCTGACATTCTTCCATATATGGGATAGGTATTCATCATACCATTCTGCATCTTCATCCCGTTCGTTATAAGGATTATGCTCCACATAACAAAATTCGACAAAGTCACAGAATTCTCCAGAATGTTCAATTTGGGCATCATATAGGAGTGTCCTCACAGTATTCCACATCGCATGCAATTCATCTGAGTATTCGACTTCCCAGTCTTCGATACTCAGAGGAGTGTTATCATTAAATTCATCATCATCACTTACATCGGCTTCAAAGCCTGTGTTCGCTTCATATACATATTGGCTCCAAACCATGGTTAGTTACTTATCTTCTTGATCGGGCTTCTCCTTTATACCACTTAGGGATAGTGAAGTCGATTCTTTCGTTTTAAGTCCATCTTTAATGGCATTTAGGGCACCCTCAACCTTAGTTTCATCTCCACCAAAAAATGTCATGAGACCCTCCTTGATGGCATTCTTGTTCATACTTGACTTCCTGACGGATTTACGGATACTAATTTTACCTTTCCTGAGGTTAATGGTATCAATACCTTGGGAAACCATATGCTTTTTAACGTTTTCCTTGAGACGCTTTTCCTCTTGAGTGAGGACCTTGATGTCAGACCTCGCCTCTGTTAATTGTTTCGTGAGCTCTACCAGTTTAGATACATTCTCGGAGAGATCAGGTGCAACGGTTGTCATATTAATTACATACTACTTGGATCAAATCTTTAAGCGCAGAGACTACGCTGCATGAGGTCGGGGACGATGGTGGAATTGTTCCACACGAAGGGCGCCTTGGGGTTGGGGGGGTCCTTGCGAATCTGCTGGTTCGCGTTACGGAGGGCACCACCGACAGTCTCGGGGAAACCAATCTGCTTGCGGGGTTCGAGGAAGTTCTGTCCCGCCAGGATGTCTTCTGGGGCAAACTGACCGAAGTCCTCAGCCGACGCAACTTCACGGGGGAGGAGAGACGACGCGAGACCGGTACCCTTGTTCATACCACCACACACAGCGTCGGTTGGGGCAGCCGCGGGCCCAGCGGATGGACCCGCAGATGGACCCATACCGAACGCCGAGTACTGACGCTCGACGATGGTGTATCCGGACTTGTTGTTCATGGAAAAGAGGAGGAAGATCAAAGCAGCGACGGCGACCAACATGAGGAGGTTCTGTTTACGACCCTTCATTATCTTTTATATATGTATAACAATTTTTTTATTGGTCATCCTCGTCGACAAAGGCATATTCTTCTGGGTAAGTATCGATTATGGGGTCATCGTGGACCTTGACCTGGACAATATTCCATGTGGAACCGAAAGCCTTTTTGGCAAACCAAAGCCCGGCAAATTCGAGGATGACATCACATGTTTTGCTGGGCTGGAGACCCTCAAAATCAATGAGTTCCTGTTGTGCATTGAATACCTTGGTAACATCAAGGTGATCACCAGTCACCTGACCATCCTTTAGGCTGGGGGTGTAGGCCCCCTTGATGACACCTTCTGAGAGTTGCTTACCAAACCAAGCCTCACAATTTTCATGAGCCGCCTCGAGATTGCGGGTATCGAGATCCTCAATCTTCTTTGCGTTAGCATCAGTCATGATATCCACGACGACTTCTCCTGACACATCGGCAATCTTAACCTTGTTGAGCTGGACGAAGCACTTACGCTTCTCATCGTTGAGAGCCTTCACGAAGTAGAGACCATCTTCACCTTTGGCTGGGGAGTTGTAGATCATTTTATATGTCTAACGCGTTTCATTTCTTTAACCCAACAAATGGTATCTCTGCAGCTTTGTTAATTAATGTCTTGGGTACCCATTGATTTCTCCTGGGATTATACCCGTAGAGTGTCTTGGAGATGTTGATATTCTTGGGGAGGGGCTTGGCATTTTCTGTGCGTAATGGAAATTCGTTTTTCACATAGGCTGAGTTATTGACAGTCTTCCATTTGAGATTCTTCAGGTTAAAGCGTTGATTTCCTGAAGATTTCGTGTATCCCTCTACGTTAGTATTTTTCACTACGGGTTTGAGACCATATACGATCTGTTTGGACAGTTTATCACTGGAGGGTTGGGTCGTAAAGTTTTTGTACTTGTAGGGGTCAATTTTCGCAGCTTTGCTGATAGAAATAGTTGTGGGTTTATTGGCTATCTTCGTCTTTGTGATGATCTTGGGTGCTATTCTCTTGAAGACGTCATCTATAGAATTAGAAGCCTTTATACGTTTATCAAACAGTTGTGACAGTTTAACAAGTCTCTGACGATCCTTTTCTTTCTTTTCTGGGCGAAGACGTAATTTATCCATCAAATAGATATCCTCGATGAGAAATTCTTTACTCGCGACAAAGAGTCGTTTATCGTTGATCAATTTACCTGTAATTACATCACGATATGTAACACCTCTTTTTTTCGTGAGTGCCACTTCATACCCAAACTCTTTAGGGCGCATGAAAGGAATGTCGAGAATACCACCCATATTGAAATCCTCAATCTTCCCACCTTTTGGGGAGAAAAGACGAATATTCATGTCAAGTGCAAAAAGTTCTACATCGATGAAGATATCACCTTTGCTTGACTTGTTGTTATTGGAAGTCTTCTTTTTCTTGATCAATGTGTATCTGCGTGTAACGTATGGACCTGTCTGTTTGAAACCAATTCCCAAAAACTTGAATAGTTTGGAATGTGTCTTTTGCATCAGTATGATTCGCTTCTTGACACGCAAATTGAGACGCTTAGCCAATTCTCCCATTTTATTCCATAACATGAGTTTTACTGCTTGAAGTTTTCCATAATATTTATCATTCATTGGAATCCTAGGTACAAACTTTGCATCGATATCACTCGTGATGATTCGATCTTTGAATTCTACATACAAGTTAAATGCCTCCCCACCACTCACGATGAGATCACCAGAGGAATTCAAGAACTGTGTGAGTTCACCAATTGTGTCCAATATGATATCACGAATGGAATCAGTCACGAACACGTACATAATCTTTTCAAAATCTTTGTCAGTGTGGGTACTTTTGACCCGAGCGCGGAACTTACCAAAATCCCTCGGTAAGTTTCGATCGTAGTACTTTTTCAATTTAGCATCCTTGAAAAATAAATTTTCATTCATAAATTTTTCAATCGCAACCTTTGAATAAATTTGGTCATCCATTATTATATCGTGATATAATAAAATGGTATGCAACGTCATCGAGGAATGTAGATGCTATTCGTACACAGGTGAAAAGGAACAGTTCTGTGGTGTGAGGAAAGGACCATATGTTCTACCATGCCCAACCGATTGCTGTGCGGGTGGTTGCCCTGACGATGGATCCAGACAACCATTTAGGTTCATAGATAAACCTGATTTTGTCGCGTTGAATAACAGGAGATTTGTCTTTTTAATATGGCTATTTGTTACCATCATGAGTATATACTACTTCAGGAACTTAAAGATTACACCGGTAAGAAAGATATAATGTCTCTTGAAACCATTGAAACCGAACTTGCTGCCCTCCGTACCGATGTTAAGAACTTGACGAAGATCATTCGCAAGATCAAGAACACCCAGGAAGACCCCGATGGTGAGAAGGCTAAGGCTCGCGCTGCCAACAACGGCTTCAACCGCAAGCAAGATGTGACGCCTAAGTTGCGCGCGTTTCTCGAACTTCCAGCTGAAGAACTCATCTCCCGCTCGGAAGTGACCAAGTTCATTAACAAGTACATCACTGAGAAGGGTCTCAAGCACCCCGACAACGGTCGCCAAATCGTACTCGACGATACACTTCGCGACCTACTCGCACCCCCCGCCGACGTTGTGGTTACCTACCTTAACCTGCAGAAGTACCTGTCTCCCCACTACATCAAGAAGGAGGCTTAAAAAATAAACACATTCTATAATAAAACATGGTGACTTTCCTTACAAAAGAAAGCGCTGAACAACTTGTTGGTACAAAGATCAAAAACCTTGATTTGTACCAAAGAGCTTTTACACATAAATCTGCTCTCAAGGAGTATGAACAATTTACAGAGTCCTTCGAAACACTCGAATTTATTGGTGACTCGGTCCTCGGGTTTGTCATCACTAAGTTTTTGTTTGATCGCTATGAAAGTCGTCAAGAAGGTTTCCTCACGAAGGCGCGTACCAAGCTCGTTCGTGGTGAAACATTAGCTGGTATTGCCAAATGTTTAAGTTTGGAAAATTTGGTCATAATGGATGAAAAGGGTATGCGGAACAATTGGAATAACAATCCTAAGATCTTAGAGGATGTCTTTGAGGCCCTGATTGGTGCTCTATACATGGATTTGGGTCTTCTTCACGCGAAGGAGTTTATCCTTCGTATCTATCAAGATCCCAAATATGTGGATCTTAACTCTATCATGATTGATGATAACTTCAAGGACAAATTAATGAGGCACTGCCAAATTCAGAATTGGGAATTACCAGATTACCGTGTCGCTGCACACCACGAAGGTCTCTTCTATATTGATATCTACATCAATGACGGTTTTGTTGCCAGGGGTGTAGCGAAAAGTAAGAAACAAGCTGAACAAAACGCTGCACAAACGTATTTTCAGGTGAAAGAAGAACTTAAAAACTACAACTTTAATTAATGTAAGAAGATGCATCCCAACGTCAAAGCTCTACTTGAAATTGAATTCGCTGCACAGAAGAGTGAAGAATGGTTAGCTTTAAGAGGGAACATGCTTACAGCGAGTGACGCGGCAACAGCTATAGGTGTGAATAAATATGAAACACCCGCGGAACTTTTACTAAAAAAATGTGGATTGGGAAAAAAATTTGAGGGTAACGCAGCTACGCGACACGGTGAGAAGTATGAGGATGAGGCACGCATTCTATATGAAGAGAGGCACGGGGAGGTTGTACATGAACTTGGCCTTTGTCCCCATCCGGTCCATAAATGGCTCGGTGGGAGTCCCGATGGCGTCTCTGAATCTGGGAAATT